GAACGAGATATGGACGCATATCTGAATGTATGGGAAGGCAACACAAGGCAAGTCCTAGATGGCGCTGTGTACGCTAACGAGCTACGCAAGGCTCAAGAAGAAGATCGGATCAGAGATATACAAGTAGATAAGTCTATCCCTGTATCTACATTCTGGGACTTAGGCTGGGCAGACAACACAAGTATTTGGTTCGTACAGACTGTGCCTGGCGGTGAGGTACGAGTTATTGACTTCTATCAAGACAATCAGAAAACTATAGATCATTATGTAAATATCCTTCAAAACAAGGGATATACATATAGGGATCATTGGCTGCCGCATGACGCAGAACATAAGAATATGACTGGTCGCAGCACAAAAGAGATTATTGAAAACATGGGGCTTCCGGTACGGATTACCCCTAAACTGTCTATCTCAGACGGCATAAACGCAGCTAGAATGTTGATGAATCGGTGTTACTTTGACACTAACCGTTGCGCTGAGGGATTGCAGGCTTTACGGCACTACAGATACGCAGTAGACGCAGATACAAAGATGTTTAGTGACAAACCCTTACATGACCAACATTCCCACGCAGCAGACGCATGGAGATATGTTGCCGTAGGACTGGATGAGAAGCCCGATATGTGGGACAGGCCATTAAAGATTAACGCAAAGTGGATAGTTTAAATATGGATGACAACAAGCTAAAAGGTATTCTAGAGTCCGAGATTGATAACTCAATCGGATTTGTAGAAACCGAAACAACCGATGCTCGTAGAAAGGCCCTGCTTTACTACAACCGTGAGCCATACGGCAACGAGGTAGAAGGCCGCTCATCCATTGTTACTGGTGAAGTAGCCGAGGTAGTAGATGGTGCGTTGCCACAACTGTTGCGTATCTTTACCCAGTCAGACGAGTTATGTCGCTTTGAGCCTAAAGGCCCAGGCGATGAGGAAGGCGCTAAACAAGCTACGGAATACTGCAATCTAGTCTTTTTCCAAGACAATGATGGCGTAATCCTGATGCACAACTGGTTTAAAGACGCTCTGTTGCAAAAGAACGGTATCGTCAAATACTGGTGGGAAGATAGCGCAGATCCTACAAAAGAGAAGTACAAAGACCTGTCGGCAGAGGAGTTCCAACTGTTGTTTTCTGACAACACTATGGAGTTGGTCAGCCAAGACATGAAGGAAGTAACACCCGAAACGCTAGACCCTATGACTGGGATGCTGATTCCAGCGACTTACTCCTACGATGTAGTGGTAATGAAAAAGAAAGAGTCTGGCCGAGTAAAGATTGCCAATGTACCGCCAGAAGAGTTCTTGATCTCCAAGCGTGATAAAACGATTAAAGATGCTCGCTTTGTAGCCCATCGCCTTAACATGACTCGCTCTGACTTGATTGCTGCTGGCTACGATAAAGATATTGTGGATAACCTGCCTGCGTACTCAGACCTGACTTACACGCCTGAGCGCATTGCTCGATTTGATCGTGGCGAGATGCCGGATGAAACACAATCTCTAGACTTCTCGATGCAAGACATTGAGGTGTTTGAGTGCTATATCCGCACCGATTACGATGAGGATGGCATTGCCGAGTTGCGTAAGATTACCTATGCTGGCTCAGAGATCCTAGACAACGAGGAAGTAGACCATATTCCTTTTGCTAGTATTTGCCCAATCCCAATGCCCCATAAGTTCTTTGGGCAGAGCTTGGCAGACCGTAGCATGGACATTCAATTGATTAAGTCTACGATTACTCGTCAGATTTTGGACAATATGTACCTGACCAATATGCCTCGTATGACGGCTATTGATGGCCAAGTAAACATGGATGACCTCTTAACCGTTGCTCCTAATGGAGTAGTACGCATGAAGTCGCAGGGCGCAGTACAAGCCTTGACCGTACCAGCAACCGCAGCACAGTCGTTCCCAATGCTAGAGTATTTAGACTCAGTAATGCAGAAGCGCTCAGGCGTTGCACAGGCTGGTCAAGTGTTAGATCCAAGCATTTTGCAGAACACAACGGCTACCGCTATTGCGGCAATGCAACAGACTGGCGCAGGCCGTATTGAGATGATTGCTCGTATCTTTGCTGATACTGGTGTTAAGGACTTGTTTACAGGGATTTTCCACTTACTCTGCAAGTACCAGGACAAAGCAAGGGTTATCCGTCTGCGTGGCAAGTACATCTCTATTGATCCTAGGGAGTGGTCAAACAACTACGATATGGAAGTTAATGTGGGCTTAGGTACTGGCAACAAAGATCAGCAGATGGCTATGGCAGCTATGGTATTGCAGAAGCAAGAACAGATCTTGCAGACGCAAGGCCCAGCTAACCCATTGGTATCTGTAGCTCAGTATCGGGAAACATTAGGTCGATTTATTGAGGCAGCAGGGTTTAACGACTCTACCGAGTTCTTTAAAGAGATTACCCCTGAGATGGATCAGATGCTGTCTAATCCTCCTCCACAACAGCCACAGCAAGACCCAGCAGTCATGGCTTATATGCAACAGGTACAGGCTCAGATTGCTGGTGATCAAGCCAAGATCCAAGCCAAGATTGAAGCAGACCAACTCAAGGCACAAGCAGACATTCAGTTGGCTAGAGAGAAGGCTATTGCTGAGATCCAGCTAGAGCGTGAGAAGGCTGCGGCACAGTTAGAGCTAAAGACTGCACAGTTTCAAGCAGAAACACAGTTAAAGACGGCTGAGATGGTAGCTAAAGGGATGCAATGAACAAAGCGGAAAGAGCTAACAACTACTTGATGGATGAGTTCTTTATGGAGCTAGTAAACGCTCAAAAGGACTTGTACAAGTCTTACATATTTGGATCAGCAGAAGAAGATGTAGAAGGCAGAGAACGAGCCTTAGTAAAGCTGAGAGCAATCGAAGAATTTGAAGCGTCATTACAATCACTCGTGCAACAAAGCGAAATTGATAAGAGGCGTATACGGTTTTTTTAACTACCTAAAAGGTAAACAACATGAGCGACAACACCAACCCATCAGGGAGTGTAGATACATCTGTAAACGGTGCGGCTAACGCATTTATGTCTATTCTTGAACCACGAAACGAGGAAGCGCAAGCTGACCCAGAAATTCGTGCAGAGTCTGAATCTGAGGAGTATGCGGAGGAGGGCGAGTTCGAGCAATCGGATTTAAATGCGGAAGAAACTGAATACGAAGAAGAAGCAGTAGAGGAATCTCCCAAATACCGAGTGAAAGCTAACGGTGAGGAACTGGAGGTAAGCCTTGATGAACTTTTGAACGGATACAGTCGAACTGCCGATTATCAGAAAAAGACTCAATCTTTAGCGGAACAGCGCAAGGCCATAGAGGCAGAGCGCAGTAAGATTGAGGAAACAGCCAAGGTGCGTGATACCTATGCACAACGACTCCAAGTTATTGAGCAGTTGCTTGAACAGCAAAAGGGAACTGAGAACTTAGCGGAACTCAAAGAGAATGACCCAATTGCCTATGCAATCGCCATAGCAGAGCGTAGTGAGAAGGAAAAGCAACTTAGCGCTATCCAAGCTGAACGCCAGCGAGTACAGCAAGAACAAGCCCAACAACAGGCCCAAGTATTGCAATCGCATATTCAGCAAGAGCAACAAAAGCTAGTTGAGATGATTCCTGAGTTTAAGGATGATGCTAAAGCCGAGGTAATCCGTAGGGATATTCGGTCTTATGCTAAGTCTATTGGATTTACGGATCAAGAACTAAGCCAAGTTTACGATAGCCGTGCTGTGTCAGCGCTCTATAAGTCGATGATGTATGACAAGCTAGTGGCTGGGAAGCCAGGCGCACATAAGAAAGTGCAGTCAGCACCAAAGACATTGAAGCCAGGAACATCTAACCCTAAGAGTTCCGAGCAAGAAGCAAAAAAGAAAGACTTTGAGCGTCTACGCCAATCCGGCAATAAAAAAGACGCTGCAAGGTTATTTGAACGATTTTTATAATTTAAAGGAATTAAATCATGGCTATTTATAATCGCTACGAGGCCATTGGCGCTCGTGAAGATCTCTCCGATGTTATTTATAACATTTCCCCAACCGACACCCCAATCATGTCATCGATTGGCAAGACCAAAGCTACTGGTGTTTACCATGAGTGGCAGACTGACAGCCTCGCAGCATCTACTACTGCCAACGCATTGGTAGAAGGTGCAGACGCTGCTGCTGCTGACCTTAGCCCAACAACCCGTATTGGTAACTACACACAAATCGTGGGTAAAACCATTCAGGTTTCGGGTACTTTGGAAGCTGTTGACAAGGCTGGCCGTAAGTCTGAGAAGGCTTATCAGTTGGCTAAGGCATCTGCTGAAATCAAGCGTGATATTGAAACCATCATCACCGCTAATCAAGGTCAAGCAGTAGGCTCAAGCAACTCCACAGCCCGTAAGATGGGTTCGCTCTTGTCGTACATCAAGACCAACACCAGCAAGAACGGTACATCCGTAACTGGCGTTGATCCTACGACTATCGGTGTTTCTACCCGTACAGACGGCACAACCCGCACTTTCACAGAAGCCATCCTCAAAGATGTAATCTCTAAAGTGTTCGTTTCAGGCGGTACGCCTTCAGCTTTGTTTGTTAGCCCAGCTCTCAAGCAAGTTGTTTCAGGCTTTGCCGGTCTTGCTGCCCAGCGTTATCAAGTGCCAACAAGCGGTCAAGCAACCATTCTAGCCGGCGCTGACTTGTATCAGTCCGACTTTGGTGTATTGCAGATCGTTCCTAACCGTTTCATGCGTACCCGTGATGCACTCGTACTCGATCCTGAGTACGCCGCATTGGCTTACCTGCGCCCATTCCAAACGAATGAACTCGCAAAAGCTGGCGATAGCGACAAGACACAAATCTTGGCCGAATTGACCCTAGAAGTTCGCAATGAAGCAGCACACGGTGGTGCATTTGACTTAACCGCCTAGTAGTAATGTAGAATAGGGGGCGGGGAAACTCGCCCCCTTTCTAGGAGATATAAATGTCTGATCTCGGTAAACGAGGTAATTTAGGTAGTGTTGATGGAATAATAAAGACAGCCCACGCCGACGGTGATGGTGGCCTTATTATTCATTCAGAAACGGATATGACTGCTTTTGTAGAACATACAAAACAACAGTTTAATCAGCGTAGTGAAAAGACGGGCTGGGGCGATCAGCCGCTAGACCCAAGAAACAAGATAGCGGAACTGCCGCCATTGGTAATTGAAGATTTAAACAAGCTAGGCATTATGCGTGGCTATCATATTGTTGATCCTAAAGCGATGGCTAAATGGCTAAATAACCCCGATAACAGGGTATTCCGCACTCGTGGGGGCAATGTATGAGAGTCGCTATCTGTATTCCGGCAAGAGGGCAGATGGAGGTTACAACCGCATTTGACCTGACAATGATGGCAGCCTATATGGCTTCCAAAAAGAATATAGATTTAAATGTATATACCTCGCAGGGTACGCTGATATTTGACCAGCGCAATAGCTTGGTGCGTACAGCAGTAGAGGAAAAGTGCGACTACATCCTGTTTATAGATGCAGATATGCGCTTTCCTAAGACTACATTAGAGCGCCTTTTAGCACATAACAAAGATATAATAGGCGTAAACGCTACTACTAGAATGATGCCGCCTAAGCCCACAGCTAGGAATATTCAGATCAACGAAGATGGCAGCGTAGATTGGCTAGAAGTCTTTTCCAATAAAAAAAAGGGAATTGGCAAGGTAGATGCGATTGGATGTGGCGTGATGTTGATTAAGACCTCATGCCTAAAAAATATTCCACAACCGTATTTTTACTTTGAGCAGTTATCAAAAGGCAAGTTGTTAGGCGAAGATATTTACTTTTGTATAAAAGCAAAAGATGCAGGAATAGAAACATGGGTAGACCATGACTTATCTATGGAGATAGGCCATGTCGGTTCATACACCTATGGGTGGGATGACATTAAGGACTAAATATGGCGTATACAAACTACACGGACTTGCAGGCTTCAGTTGCAAGCTACTTAGGGCGAAGTGATTTAACCTCAGTAATTCCAGACTTTATTCGTTTTGCAGAAACACGCCTGGCAAGAGAGTTGCGTACTCGCTTAATGCTAAAGTCGGCTACAGCGCCTACAGTTGCGGCAGATGCACGAGTGGCCCTGCCTACCGACTTCTTAGAGATTCGTGACTTATTCGTACAGGGAAACCCTCGGATGCCAGTAACCTATCTGTCACCTAGCGCCTTCACAAGAGATGCTAGGGCAGATGAGTCTGGCTTACCAGTCTTTTATACCGTACTTGCCTCAGAGTTTCAGTTTGCCCCAAAGCCTGACACAGTTTATACGCTAGAGATTCTGTACTATGCAAAGCCGACTGTGCTGTCTAGTACAACAGCCTCTAATGTATTCCTAGCCAATTATCCCGACGCCCTGCTGTATGGCTCATTGATAGAGGCAGAGCCTTACCTTATCAACGATGCAAGGTCTAATACCTGGGCAACTCTATACGATAGAGCTATTAAAAACATTTCCGATGCAGACCAAGGCGGTGAGTATTCGGGTATTCCATTACAAATGAAACTTACCTCACGATAGGACAGATTATGGCCGCTTTATCCAATTACCTAGAAAATGCCTTAATTAACGCTACGCTTAGAAATACGGCTTATTCATCACCAGCCACCGTTTATGTTGGCTTATTTACTGCTGATCCTACGGATGCTGGATCAGGCGCAGAATGTACTGGTGGATCGTATAGCCGAAAAGCCATTACTTTTGGCGCACCTAGCAATGGCGTATCAGTCAATAGCGCTGCGGTAGAGTTTGACCAAGCAACTACAAGCTGGGGAACAATTACCCATTTCGGAATCTTAGACGCTTCTACAAGCGGAAACCTGCTTTATCATGGGGCTTTGACAGCCAGCAAAGTAATAGACACGGGCGATGTGTTTAAGTTCGCTATTAGTGCTGTTTCTGTAACATTGGCCTAATATGTCAACAATAGTTACTAGAAGTGGTAAAGGGAGTCCGCTTACTCATGTGGAAGTAGATGCTAACTTTACAAACCTAAATACAGATAAAGTAGAGAAAACATCTGCTGCCATCACAGGCGGCACAATCAATGGCACTACCATTGGTGCTACTACCCCATCTACTGTTAATGCTACTACCCTTTCAGGAGAGACAGGAGTGTTACGGGGTACGGGGCAGAATTTAATACTGCAATCAAACACTTTAACAACTTCTCCTTGGGCAACAACATCTGCAACTATTACAACAACAGTAGCAACAACAGACCCTAATGGCGGTTCTAACGCTTGGATTATTACCAATGATGCAACAGTAGCAAGGCATCAAATACAACAAGTATTTACTTCTGTAAGTGGAATTACATATACATTTAGTTGTTATGGTAAAAATAATACTGCTGGTTATTTGTATTTAAGGTGGGCATCTTCTAACAAAACTGTAGTTTTTAATTTATCTACTGGTACTGTTGGAACAACAGATAGCGGTATTACAGCGTCTATTTCTAATGCAGGAAATGGCTGGTATAGGTGTATTGCAACTTATACTACTGCGGTTACTTCTGATAGTCTTGCTGTTGGTCTTGCTGAATCTGACTCAATTTCTACTTATTCTGGCACAAGTAAATCTATTTATTTGTATGGTTCTCAAATTGAGATTGGCTCAACCGCTAACACCTACATCCCCACAACCACAACCGCAGTTTACGGAACTCCTACTC